CTTCTGGAGACGTAGTCTCTTGAATTTGCTCTTCAGCCATGAATAACCCGTAAGGTTGTTTTCAAGACCACTTTACCTTTGATGCCCAGAATGCGGCAGATGTTTTGCCCTTCGCGATATTTTTTGCATGGCGTGCTTTAAAAGACTTGCGTTTAGCTTTGTCCGAATCACTCTCGCCTTTACGCGGAGGTTTCGTTTTAGCGCCCTGCTGGCCAAACCGTATGAGCTTCGGTTTATCGCCAACCTTGACGACAACAGCGTGACTTTTACCGCTCGAATGGTTCGGCGTACGAATCGGCTTGTCAAAGCCTTGAAACGTGTGGCCACCACGTTTGATCTGGGCCATTACTTTTTCTTGCGTTTTTTCTTTAACAGATCAGCGTCAGCAGTTCTTGCTCCGCCTTTGCCAGAAACAAAGCTGTTGACTCTGCCCATAGCCCAAGCTGCCATTGGCACGTTGCGCGAGCCACTCGACAGGTAGGCACCTTGACCGCGCCTATAGACAGCAGCCAGCTGCCTATAGGTAAACCGCGACTTATCAGCCTTTTTTTTGAGCGCGGCCTTTGTTGCCTCGCTTAGTGGTTTTCTTTTTGGTGCCACCTTGTTGAGTCCGGGATGCAGAGACGGATTTGATGTCAATGAACTCGCCACGCTTGTAAGCGTCAGCAGTTCGCTTGATCTCACGCGCTTTTGCAGAACGATTTTTAGCACCTGACAGGTACTT